ATAATACATTGCTCTTACAGGATTCATACCAGGTCTATATAGATTCATTATTTCTTTAAATCTAAAACTTTCATGCTCAGTAGACATATTGTTTACTACTCTAGCATAATCTTTTTTCATTGCTAATTTTAAAGATTCGAAATTTTCTCCAATATTCTGGTGATACTCTTTGAGTACTTTATTAAATATTTTTTGATATTTTGCTGGTAACTTATCATAATAGACGTCCCGAATCTCCTGCAACTCTAATGCACCTTCTAATAATGTATGTGGAATTGTTTTAGTTCGTTGGAACTTGTCAAGTTCTGTGGTTATCCGCAAAACAACAAAATCGATAATTTCGCCTTTGCTCATACTTATATTTATTTAGATTGTATTTTTAATATAGTATGTAGTTTTTCTGTGCCTCTATTATAAGATAAAGTAACTTTAGCACCATTGTGTAATGGTTTAGGCCATTGACCTATATTTACCCAGGCATATCCGGCACTTTCTCCATTAAGTTTTGGTGGTTGGAATTCTTCTTCTACTACATATACAAAACTATAGTAATAAAATTTTTTGTCTTTGCTTTGATATACGTCTAAAGGATTTAATTTTTGCAGTTCTGGAACGAACCCTATTTCTTCATCAAGTTCTCTTTGGATACATTCATAGGGTGTTTCGCCCTTTTCAATTATACCTCCCCAAAAACCCCAAGTGTGATTAAATCGTTTGTTGCCTTCTCTTAATTGCAACATACATCTTCCTGTGTCTTTAGCAAGGAATAAAACTCCTGCCGCCGTTGTGTTCATTATAAACTAAGTCTCCAAAATCCTGGATTGTATTCTCCTTCGTAACTACTTATCCAAGTTTTGCCGGTCCATTTAAATTGTTTGGTTGTAAATGTATTAGTTATATAATGGATATCACTAGCACTTGCACTAGCATCAAATACGACTGTCCATGCAGAACCGTTGTATTGGATAATGTCGTTTTCACCGGCATCTATGTCCCAATTGGTATATCCTGATTTTGTAATTTCTTCTGTGATTAAATATCTTTGCCCGTTAGAAGCGGCCGCTAATGTACCGTCTCCAGGATAATTTGATCTAGGGTCTATAATTTTATCTACATTAGAAAGTGTATTAGTTGGTAATGTATCTGTATCTAAATTAAAAATTAATGATGCATCATTAGTTGGATTTTTAGTTACTGTACCATATACTAAATTTAAGAGGTTATCTGAATCTCCGCTTATATTTAATTTAAGTAAACTTGTTGATCGTATCTCTCCAAGTTGTTCTACTATGTTAGACCATTTTACTTCAGTACCATCTTGCTCTACTAATGTAGCAGTAGAACCTATAACTTGAACTTTGTAATCACCTGGCGTAGTTACTATCTCAAATGTGTCGTCTATGTCACCAAAGAAGTCTGCATAATCTTGACTGTAACCTAGTTCTGAAACATCAGATACAGAATGTACATTGTTTATAATTTCTTGAATAATTGTTTGCCTTTTTACTTTAGCAGGAGGACTTATCCAGATAGGAAGTGCAAATGTTAAAGTTGAGATATCTAAATTTTCATCTACTCCTGCAGGAATACCTCTACTACTCCAAGCAATATCGGTAAGTTCAACTTCAAATACACTAGTCCAATCTAAAGGATTACTATTAGATTGTAACTGAATACTTGGATTAAATAATACAAAAATTTGTTCTAATACTTGTAACTTAGTATCTGTATTAGTTGTCCAAAGATCAACATTTATAGTTAGGTTATAAGGTACAGGCATATATCTTTGTGTGGAATATAAATTACCTTGCTCTGAAGAATAAGTATTTGTTTCTTTGTTATATTCTCTTTCTGCTATTTGATTTGTGTCCACAAAGAATGGTTCAGCAATTCTATCTCTTGCTGGTTGAATACTTTGTATTGTAACACTTATAAAAGGGGCACTATTAATAACGTTTTCTGAATTGTTACGCAATATATTCGCTACCATTCTACTTGCATCACCGTATCTTGCTGGTACACGATTGTAACTTACGCCATCTTTTGTAAATTCTCTTACTTTAAAATTAGAGAAAATTCTTATAACTTGCAGTAAATAACGTTTAATCTGCTCATCATACCAGTAATCTAAATTCTTGCCCGCCATTAGTTGTCTGTCCTAGGTTTAATGACTTTACTTAAATTTGTTTTTTCGTTAGCATCAGTTCCATCACTTTCACTACTTATGTTGTCATTATTAATAAACGTAGCAAGTATTCTGTTTGCCGCAGACCAAGCCTTTCTTCCGTCTGTGCCAACGTTTAACCAACGTGTTCCAGACTTTTTAAATAATCTATTCGGTGAAAAGTCTGTTCTTAAGAAGTAATCTCCATCTGTAGTTCCACTTGTTGGGAAAGTTTCACCACTTCCCACCAAACTCAATCCATTTACTGGTTGTCCATCAGCACCACCAAAGTCTATGCTAGGTTTATCAGGTACTGATTCATCAAAATATAAATGTGTTGTATTTCTATATTGTGGATCAAACGGTACATCTTTTTCTGCTTGTTCTAATATTTTATCATTAATATTAATATCGTTTGCGTATGTACTAATTAAGTTTCTTAAATCCTCTTCTTCTTCACCAGTACCAAGAATATCTCTGTACTCTTGTGAATCTGTAATTGGGCCTAATTTTACACGCCATAAATGTGGCCACCAACGTGGGTCATATCCTTCTGCTGGCCTACTAGCATCTGTAATAACATAATATCTGTTTATTGCTTCTTCGCTACCTAATAATAAGTCGTCTCTTAAATGCGGTAATTCTAATACATCACCTGCCATTAATTTTCTACCAACTGCTTCTACCATACTTTCTATATGGAAATTCATAAACAATGTATCGTTTGATAAAAACATACCAAACTGTGTTAGGTCAAATGCATCACCGTCCCCTAAATTATATTGTCCACGTAGTTCGTAAATATCTTTATCGTACTTTCTGTCTCTATTTTCTAAGAATAATAAATCTTGTATAAAAACGTCTGTATCATTTGCGGCACTACTAGGCCTTGTAGGGTCTTTTTCATCTGGAGTGGTATGTACACCTAAGTATTTGTGTATGTGTACACCTGTACCACCGGCATGAAGGTGTTCTCCGACAATTCTATCAGTGAACGTGTAGTCATTTGTTTTGACTGGATTCCATAAACTTAATTTAGGCATACTACTATTTATCGCCTTTGCAAATCCTATCGTAATATAATTATAACTGTATTTAACAACGATAAATATAACTTAGGAAAGGTGGCTGAGTGGCTTAAAGCACTTCCCTGCTAAGGAAGAGTACGGGTAACTGTACCGAGAGTTCGAATCTCTCCCTTTCCGCCAGGAAAAATTATGAGAAATATTAATATATTTTATTTAGAAGACGGATTTCAGTTTACTGAAGAAGTAATTCAAGAACATGCATCTTATGGATGGACAGGACGAGAACCATTGCCGTTGCATATTCTTACACAAATAGAATTAGAACAAAATTATAATCCTTTTAAAGAAATGTTTGATATAAACATTATTAATAACGGAGATATAAGTAAATGTAGCAAACAAGATATTACACTTGTGCCTATAGATACACAAAGTTTTCCTATTACAATAGAAAATCGTAAATATTACGAACTATCACCTTTTGGTAAAGAGATAGATAAAGTAGTACAGCATATACTTTCACTAAATTTACCTAATTTAGCATTTTTATTTTATTCTAGTACTGAACCTTATTTCTTTGATGCAAATATTTATTTCGCAGAATTAGGGTCAGCAAACCCAAACATCAAAATTATATTAAGTGGATCAGGGGAAACCACTGATTATTTTGGTCACTATACAACTCATACATCAAGAGTTAAAAATGTCTTTAAAATACATAAACTTTGGTATTTTGATAGAGTTCATTATATGACATTTTTATCAGAGGAAAAAGAATTTAATAAAGTACATTTAGAAATGAATAGGACAATGGGGCCTAGGGAAAAAAGATTATATAATATTGTACCAAATAAATTTTTATGTACATTAAGAAATTGTAGGTCACACAGATTATTATTTTCTACTATGTTAGAAAATAGTGCTATGGGATTAGAAGATATTACTTATGGTAGGTTTTACAGTTTAGGTCCAAATGCTATATCTAAAGTTGCAAACAATCCAAATACAAAACATGAGTATCCTTATCATATACAATTAATGGCTACAAGTTTAAACGAATTAATTAATAAAGAAGATATTACAGATAGTATGTTTAAGTCTATAATGGAAAATATTATGAGTAGGCCACATATTATAGATATGAAAAATATAGATGATAGAGGTATCCCTGGACCCTGGTTGTATGAAGACTGTGATATAATAATTACACCTGGTGGCGAACCTTACGGTTATGGGTATGTGGATGAAAAACAATTTATACCTATGGCATTTAAAAAGCCTTTTATTACATTTGGATGTAAAGGTATTTACGAAGAACTAAAAAGTATAGATTTTAAAACATTTGATGAGTGTTGGCCAATTAACTTTAATGAAGCAGATACTTTATTAGATAGAGTAAAAGGATTTTTTACTGTATTTGAATATATAAGAAATCTAAGCCCTACTGCTTATCAAGAACTATTAGAAAAAACAAAAGATAGTGTAGAGTTTAATTATAATCATTTAGTAGACGGAACATTTAGAAGGAAAAGTAATGAAAACTTTTTCCAGGAGATTCATAATGCCTGCAGTTAGAGGAGCAAGACCTGTTAGAAATAAAGAAATACAAGATTTCCATTGGCATCTAGATAAAGATGATTTAAAAAATGTAAGTCTCGAAGAATATCAAAAGGTCTGGAGAGAATGGCTTAACTATTCAGATACAAAAAGCCTTAACGGATTAAACGAATTTAAACATGCAGATTACACACAAGGCACCAGTCAAACGTTTGACCAATTTATATTACGACATAGTAAAGACAGAGAAATAATAGTCTTGAACGGTGACTTTCAATATCATGCCTGTTTAGGCAAACATGTACAATTTCAAAATCTACATTCTCCACATCATCTAGAAAGTATATTAAAAGGTCCAGGATTACATGCATTACTAATAAGTGCACCATTTAGCGATTTTGGTTGTATACACCCTGACTTTGAACACATAATGAAAGTCTGTAATGTAATGGATATACCTGTATGCCTAGATCTGGCGTATTGGGGAATTAGTAAATTTGTACATATAGATTTAAATAAATATCCTGCTATTAAAGAAGTAACATGTAGTTTAAGTAAACCTTTCTTTACATTAGAAAATCACAGAGTAGGTATTAGATTTACTAGAGATTATGTTGATGATGGCGTAAGTATGCTCAATGA